ACGACATTGCAAGCCAAGGACAGGTACAACAAAATCAAGCCCGCGCCAACGCAGTAAGTCAAGGTGCTTTTGGTGGGGCGCGTTCCGGTATCATGGAATCAGAGCTTGCAAAAAATATTTTAAGAGAACAAGGCAGAGCAGCCGGTAACTTACGGGCACAAGGCTTTGGGGCAGCACAACAAGCCGCACAGCAAGCGTTTGAAAACACACAGCAACGTCGTTTAGCCGCTTCTCAGGGTATTGGTGATCTAGGTCTTCAATACGGACAATTAAGTCAAGCAGATATTGGGCAACTTCAGAACATAGGACAGGGTATTGCGGGCTTGTCTAATCAATATGCCGGTCTTAGTGGTCAAGCCGCCAATCTTGGCTTACAACAAGCAGGACTTGGTGAGATGGCGCAACGGTCTAATCTTGCAGACGTTCAAACTCTAACAGGGTTGGGTGCTATGCAAAGGGGTCAGCAGCAAGCAGAATTAGATGCTCTTAGGCGTAGTAATGTAGAGCGCATGGCCGCTCCGTATCAACAACTTGGATTTCTCTCTGATGTTTATAGAGGAACACCAACAAGTCAGGCCACGATTACAAGTCAAAATAGTCAAGATCCATCTACCGCGCAACAAGTTCTTGGTTTAGGTATTGCGGGCCTTGGTGCTGTTACAGGTGCTAGGTCTGCGGGATTAGGATTTTAATTTATGAGTACATTAAATAGACCAATGTTTATGAGCCGTGGCGGTGGTGCTTTCCCAGATGTATCTGGTGATGGAAAGATTACTCAAAAAGATATTCTTATGGCTCGTGGGGTTATTCCACAAAACAAAAATATGGGTGGAATGATTCGTAAAGATGAGCGAACTATTCGCAATGTAGATGATGAAATATATCGTATTGCTCCTAAAACATACGGCCGTGGCCGCGAAAGAATGGATGCTAGAGAAGAGTACGCTAGGGATTTAAGAGAGAAAGATTACTTACGCGCTCAAATGAATCGTTTAGCTAATGGAGGTCCGCCTCTCCCTGTTCCAATGAACCCTGCCATGATGGCACCCCCTATGATGGCACCAGAGGAGCAAGTTCAAATAACCGAAGATGCCGCCGCCTTGCAGGGCGAGCAATTAGGTGAGCAATATTTAAACGAAATGATGACCGGCCTAGATACGGCTGGAAGCACGGAAGAAGTGATTGATGCCATTCGTGGCAACGATAAAACGTTACAAGAGCGATATGACGAGCTTGCTAATTTTGTAGGGGAGGCCGATTCTTCTGCCACGCCCGAATCTGTCTTGGCCCTTGTGCAACCGACCATTATGCTTACTGAACAAGGTGCAATGGACTCGGGAATTGGTGAGCTAATGCAAGGTATTGCCGGTGAAGTAGAAATGGAAACAGAGATGGGCGCACCTACGCCAATGGGGCAAGGTGTGGGCGAATTGATGGTTAGTCAATCTGTTGAAGAGATGGTTCCGCAAATGAATGCGGGCGGTCCGGTGCAACATTTTAGCAAAGGGCTTGGTGTATTTTCTGATCCATCAATGGCAAATATACAAAATAAAGCAGGAATGTATGAGCAACTATATGGCCCTGTTTTTGGCTTTAATGAGGCAGATGAAGACATTGCCAAGTCTCAAGTTGCCCTTGAAATAGCCAATCGTGGATTAGCTTTAGCCAGTGGAGTAGATCCTAACACCGGACAAAAAATGTCAGGAAGTTTAGTTTCTCAAGTAGCACAATCAGCGCAAGGATTGCCTCAAGCACTAGGTGTAATCGGAGCGCAAAAAAGAGCATCAGAACGACAAATTGCTCAGGCTGGTTTAGGACAAGCTATTACTGAACAAACTGCAATGGATCAAGCGAGATACGCACAAAGCTTACGTCAGGCTGGGCAAGCACCTAAATTTTACACTGTTACAACTGGAACTGGGGAAACTCTTAATTTAGATTTAGGAGGCTCAAATCTTTCAGATCTTACGACTTTTAAAAATTTAAGCGCAGAGGGGGGAGATGGAGTAAGTACTATGAATGCCGTTAGTTCTGTCACTCAGCCTCCTCAATCAATGTATAAAAACATAATTCTTCCTGACGGTAGAAACCTTGGTACGATAGATGTGTCTGTGGGACAAGATCCCGAAGCAGCAATAAATACATTGCTTGAAGCTAACGATATCCCTCTTAATACTGCGTATAATCTTCAGAACCTTGATACCACTGGTGAAAACGTACCTCCTGATGAGCTAATAATTAGAGAATCATTAGCAAAACAAATGATTAAAAATTCTGAAGCCGGTGAATCTTCAAGGGATTTAAACAGACAATTAGATGTTGCTTATAACATAATAGACGATGGAACGTTTAAACAAGGTTTTGGAGCGGACTTTAGAAAAACATTAGGAGAAATTAATCAGTTGTTTGGAAGTGTTGTTTCCGAAGAATTGATTGATGGTGTAGATTCCGCCGCCGCTTTTGACGCAGTTAGTACCCAGTTGTTAGCAGATACGATTTCAGAATTAAAAGGCGTAAGAGGGACTCAATTTATTTTTCAAACTTTGGAAAAAAGTGGACCTAGTTTAAAAAATAGCCCAGAAGGTAATAAACTTATTATTGATATAAGAAGAGCGGCTAACAATTATATAAACGATAAGTCAAAAATTGCGGATAAATACATTACGGACGTTCAAGGAAGCACCACTAGAACAGTAGACGGAAAAACTTATTCACAAGCTATACGTGAATTTGAAAACAACAATGAGGCAATACCTGAGTCGTTAAAAGAAAGATTATCTAGTCTTGTTACCGAGGGACAGGATATTGATATTTTAGGTAAGCTTGAAAATGCTGAAAAAGAGTTTAAGGATCTGAAAGATAAAGGTCAGGAAACTTATGATTCTCTTCAAGATTATATAAAAAGTCTAGATGTCTTTACGCAAATGCAAATAAAAACTGCTCAAAAGATAAGGGAAGCTAGATTTTCGAGTTCCCAAGAAATACTTGACGGATCTACTTTGATCGACACTAGGAGCAATGTAGATGGCTGAAAATGATCCTAGAGGTAGTATAAGTTTATTAACACCTATTCTTGATCCAATAGACTCTTCCATTACTCCAGAAAAAGTTGAATCTGGAGACTATACTGCTCCGCAAATAACCACCTCAGAAGAACGTCTATTACTTCCCCCAAAAACTAAATTTGAGTTCATAGACCCACGAGATCCATCAGTCACGAAAATTTTAGAAAGAAACGACTCCGATGTACCTAGAATTGACATAAAAACGGGCTACACTGAGGCGTATGATTCCCTTCCAACAGGTGCGTATTTCTACGATATAGACGGCCTTAATTTATATAAAAAAGACGCAGAACCAAAAACTTTAGTTGAAAGAGGTTTTGAACGTCTTATAGGCGCAGATATTGATGCTCGTGGGTTTGGCATTGAAATTCCTAGAATTGTTTCTACTGTAACAGGTGGTATGGTGGGAAGCAGATTGGGTTTAATGACCCCTACCATTGCTAATCCTTTAGGTGTTGCAATTAAAGGAACAGGTGTGTTGGCCTTGGGAGGTTTGGGATCGGCTATTGGCGCAATTATGCCAGAGCAAACTTTAGAGTGGGGAGAAAAATTTGGTTTAATCCCTGAAGGAACAAGAGATCAATACGGATATACTGATGAAGAATTACGTACTCTTTTTATGGGAGAAGGTCTTTTAGACATGGCTTTTGGTGCGGGATTCTCGGGTCTAAGGGCAGTGGGAAGACCTGCTGTTAAGTTTGGGGCACGTATATCAGAAGACTCGGCTAAACTGGCTCAACAAGCAAAAGACCGTGGTATAGCTATGCTTCCCGTTATGCTTGGAGATTCTCCTGTTGCTCGTGGCTATGTTTCTGTCATGGGAAGATTTCCTTTTTTCGGAACTCCATTTAAAAAAGGAGGAACCGCCGCTGTTGAAAATTATAAAAGTCTTGTAGAAAACATACCGACAAGAATGGGGCCATTAGTTGGTTTAAACGAGTTAAGTAATAGAATATTTAAAGAAGCTTCTAATTATGTAAAACAAGTAGAAACTGATTTCTCTAACGCCTATACGAGTATTTATAAACGCGCAGAAGAAGCTGGCGTAAGAGTCATTCCAGAAAATTCTTTATCAGAAGCCACTAGAATTAAAAATCAAATATTAGCCACTAGGACGCAACTTGCAGATGGTTCCTTTGGTCAACTTTCTTCAGAAGCAGCAAGCTTTGTTAATTTTTTAGATAAAGAAATTTTAAACCTAAAACAAGGAGCCGTAAGAACAAATGCTGCTCCCACTTTTAGAAGAAATCCTCAAACAGGTTTGCAAGAAACGGTATATGAAACAGTTCCCGTTCGTTTAGAAGGCGGAGAAACTCTGGCAGGTGCCCCACAAACTATGGAATCTATGGATGGCATAGCCGGTAGACTAGATACCTTTATGTCAAGTACCCGACAACAATTAAATGGTAAACTTCCTGAAAATTTTGGCGAATATTACAGCACGTTAGGCAATTCAATTAAGGGAGATGTTGTTGGAAACTTAGTAGAAAATGCTGGAAAGAATGCAGAAACTGGTTTAGACATTTATAAAAGAAATCCACAAGGAGCCACTGGTTCTATAGGTTATGAACTACAGTTGTTAGACAAAGATTTTTCCCAAACAATGAATGCTTTGTTTGAAACAAGTGGTGCTAAAATGTTTGAAGGGGTACGTCGAGGAGGATTAAGAGGTACTACGGCCCCTTCACAAGAAGCCTTGAGAAAGAATGTTGACACTTTTGCACAATCATTATTAACAGAGATCCCAAAAAGTCCGGCAAGTATTTTAGAGCTTAGACGAATTGTGGGTCCAGAAACTTTTAACATGATTGGCGCAGAATATTTAAACAAGGCTATTTTACAAGCCACTGATTCAAAAACTGGAATTTTAAGAACTGATGTCCTTCGTAAAAAATTAGGATTTGATAATCCTAATGGACCAGAGGCAAAAGGTTTAGAAGCTTTGTTTTCGGGAATGAGGGCTAGTCCTGATCTTGAAGATGTCAATAAAATATTGTCTATTCCGGAACTAGAAACGATTTTAAATATAGGCGATTCAATATCTAAATTAGAGATTCCCGATGTTTCTACGTTTATTGCTAGAAGAGCCGTAATGGGCGGACCCTCTTCTGCGGCAAAATCTTTTACTCCATTTAATGTGGCAACAGGAACTGCCGCAGGAGCCGGTGCTACTACTTTGTTTGGAGCAGTACCTTTAATGATTACATTGACGGGAATAGCAGGGGCAAGAGGCATTTCTAGTATGCTTTCTAATCCTTCTACTGCATTGCCTTTAAAAAAAGTCTTACAAGAAGAAGCAGAGGGAATTGTTGGTAAACAAAATTTTGCAAGAGTAGCTAGAGGTGTAATTCGATCATTAGGAGCAACCGGAGCGGCTACCTTAGAAGAAGTTTCCGAAATGTTGGGAGAATTCGACGGAATCTATGATAAGTTACTAGAAATAGAAGAAGATCCTTCTTTATTACAAAACACTTCGCCAGCGATTGACGAGATTGAAGAATCTATTGCGACTCCGGTAGCAGTGATAGAACCTCCCCCTCCTTTTGACGCTATGAGAGACAACGTTCCCCCTCCTCCTATGAACGTAGCGCAGTTGCCGCAACAATCCACTCCTGTAGCGGTCCCACCACCACGGCCCGCGCCTCAAGGGATCGCCGCCGCTTCCCCAGAAAGCCGTGCCCAGTTTGCGGCATTGTTTCCTAATGACATGGCAAGCGGAGTCATTCGATCCCAAGGCATTGGTTCTCTCGTTTAAATTAAAATACTTAGGTCACTTAACTTTCTTAGGCACATATTCTCCAAGTTGGGGATTAACTACGTTAGAGCGAAGCATCCTATATATTCTTTTAAACCCCAACCCGTGAGGTTTTCGATATATGTTTTTTAACCATCGGCATTTAGGCCCAAACTTATATTGAACGTGATGCGCTACTTCATGCGACACACTTAGCCACAAGTCCTCTTCGAGGCTCTTGGTATAGCGTCCGCCGATCACGGGACAGTTGTCATAAGCAGGGTATTCTTTGTGCCAGCCTTCCTTTCCGTGCTGCCAATAGTTAAGGTTGATCTGAATAACTCTTTTGCCGCCGTAAGTCGCTCCGCTGCACCAATCCTTATTTACTACTTTGGTGCATTGTATGGCCTCTTCAACATGATGCTTTTTAATATCCAGTTCGTAGTCTTTCTTTTTTAAATGATTCATACACTTCCTGACCATTCGTTCAATCAACTTCTCTTCGGCAGTCTTCATACTTTCACCTCCTTTATAGGAAGCCGTCGAGTCTTAGTACGATGCTTACCTTCTTTCCAAGCAATTATGACGATGTGTGCCCACTTTGGTCCTTTGGTTTTTAAATACCCCACTCTGTATCCGCAATCATAGTAATGAACTAACGGCCAACCATTAGTCTTAGCTTGTCGTTTAAGGCGAGCGACTACTTTAGTCCACGGGAATATATCTTTTTTGTTTTTACACATATGTTTCTCCTTGAATGAATTTTCAAAACACAAGCGTATTATATCAAACGACTTTTTGATTTTTAGAAACTACGGTAAAAACAGGGTACAAACGGGGCTGAAACCTAATGTTCATCACAAGAAAAAAAAGTTTGGTGGCTATAAACGTAGCGTATTTCTTTGTAACAATAACAAAAAAACACATTAAGAAGGGCTGTGCCTCAACAAATATGGGGACACAATTTATTACAATTTATTTTTTTAGATCAACCAGTCAACTAAATTTTCACCAAGCACTTGACCTGCTAAATTAATTTTATCTCGTAAAGCTTGAGTTATTTTCTCGTCAATAGTTGCGGGACTATAAAGGTCGATATATGTAACGGATTTCTTTTGTCCAATCCGATGCGCTCTATCCTCACTTTGAATCCGATGCTCAAGGTTGTAGGAGTTGCTGTAATAAATCACGGTACTTGCAGCAATTAACGTAATACCGTATCCCGCAGTAGAGGGCTGTCCTACAAAAAAACGTAATGGACTATTAACGTCTTCAAACTCTTTGACAATTTTTTGACGCTCATCTTGAGGAGTGGCCCCATAGTAACTGGCTACCGAGTCTCGTCCATAAGCTTTAGTCAAAGCTTCTTCGATGGATTTAATATCATGCGTCCATGTTGCCCATATTATTGATTTACCAGAATTTTCTTCGCATATGGTCAAAAGTTCATCGAGTCTATTGTTGTTTATTGGCTGTATCGGTGCTTGTTCATCGGGTTGAAAATGACCACAAGCTATTTGATGAAGCCTCATTATCTGCGTCAAAACATTGGCGGTAGTCGCCAATTTTCCGTCATCTAATTGTGCTAAAGCCAATTCTTTCATTTGCCCATAAAGTTTTTTCTGTTCCGATGTCAGTTCCACTTTTCTTCTAACATAAACTTTTGCAGGAAGGTCTAAACAATCTTCTTTTAAAACCCTAGTAGCAAACTTATCTAATCTTTCTGAAAGTTCGTCTAATCTTTGAAAACTGACAATTTCTTGAAAGTTTTTAACGCCCATCGTTCGCCGTCTCATTACTGCATATCGCGCTTGAAAGCTGTAAAAACTTTTAAAACCTAAAGCATTTAACGACAAGAAACTGCACTGGGTGTACAAGTCCATAGGAGACTTTGTGACAGGAGATCCTGTAAGGATGCGTCTATACCTTGCTTTTTCTCCACAGCGCATGACGCTCTTTGTACGAGCCGCTGTGCGGTTCTTTATCGTAGTGCTTTCATCCACCACCATAAAACTATCCGGATTGAGTTCTAGGAAACGATACGCGGCCGCTGAACCTTTGCTCGTAGAAAGTGCCTCTACATTCATTACTAAAATATTTAATGTTTCAGGCTCTCTGTTTTCAGGAACCGCAACTTTCAGTAATTCTTCTTTGTACTTGTTGGTAAAGTTTGGTTGCCACCTTACGACATATCTTTTAATTCTTTCTGGAAGATGTGCCGGAATTTCAAGTTGGACCCAATTATCAAAAACACCTTTGGGAGCGACAACTAACGCATGAGTTACTTTATTGTTTTCAAAAAGCGACCCCATTGTGTCAACAATGACTTTAGTTTTCCCTGTTCCCATTTCCATGAAAAGCGCATGATACGGGGCGTTACAAGAATTATTAAAGGCAGACAATTGATGATCGTATGGTTTTGTTTTAAATTTATACATTTTTTTAACCTTTTGTTGACACCGCACAATATAAGAGTTTATCATCCAAATCAAGCTGAAATCCATCAGCTTTGAACACGAGGCATGAACATGAGCGAAATTGATGACTTTCTTACAAGCACTGTGTCCCAAAGTAAATCAAGTCTTGAAAACGTAGATGACAATGGCGTAAGAACGATTGCAGAACTTGCAACCTCTGTAAAAAAAACTACTGCACAAATTCTTAATCTTGAGAATCAACTAAAAAAAGAAAAGGAAAACCTACGTCAATTAACTGACGAAGATCTTCCGGACATGCTTTTTAGTTTAGGTGTTCAGTCGTTTAAACTTCACGACGGAAGCGAGGTCACTGTCAAACAAACCTACGGCGCACACATTAATCTTGAAAATAAAGATGCGGCGCATCATTGGCTACGGGAGAACGGGTACGGTGATCTTATTAAGAATCACATCACTTGCGAGTTTGGTAGAGGTGAAGACGAAGCAGCTTCTAAATTTATTGAAGTAGCAAACACATTAGCCAAAATTGCCCCAAAACAGAAAACGGACATCCATTCTTCGACACTTAAAGCCTTTGTAAAAGAAAGCTTACAAGCGGGAGTGGACATACCGACTGATCTTTTTGGTGTGTTTACAGGGAATCGAGCAACCATTAAACAAGGAAAATGAAATGACTAAAGAGAAACAAGTAGCTGAAAAACAATCCACGGAACTAGCAGAAGCGCAGAGTATAGATAGTTTTCTTGCTGAAAACGCAGGGGCCGGAACTCAAAACTTCACTAAAGACGATTTAGCGTTGCCTTTTTTACGTGCCCTTGATGAAGGCGCGGCGATGTTAAAGACATTAAAAGGCTCAGAAGCAGGGGACATGTATAATAGTGTTACCCACGAGGTCTACAAAAACGATGTCGGGATTAAAGTAATTCCGTGTTTTTATCAAAAGGAATATATTGAGTGGGCACCGATTGGAACGGGTACAGGGGCACCTGTAAACATCTTTAAAACTCTTGACGAAGCCCCTAAAACTGAAAGGAACCATGAAAACAAAGACATGATTGTTGGTGGTAGTGGAAACTATATTGAAACAACCGCACAGCATTATGTTCTTTTAATTTCTGGGCAGAGTGCATCTCCGGCTTTAATTTCTTTGAAGTCTACGCAACTAAAAAAATCTCGTATGTGGAACACATTAGCGGCAACTGCACCTACAATAAAAACCGATTCGGGGGCAGAACCCGCACCAATTTTTACTTATTACTATCAACTAACCACCAATCCGGAATCTAATCAAAAAGGCAATTGGAGAGGTTGGAAGATAGTTCGAGGCGAAAAGGTAAATGTTCTTGCACATTTGAAATCCGCCCACAGTTTGGCGGTGAGTTTTGAAAAAGGTGAGGTACATATCAAGCGAGAACAAAGTGAAAGTTCTTCAGTTGATAACTCTGACATCCCGTTTTAAAAACTTATGGAAGATGCACAAAAATTTTCCCATATCTTTCGGGGTTTGGAGGCGGCTTACGGTACTTATCGAATTGATAAGAAGCAATCTAATGGAAAACACGTTGGAAAAGCTTCATTAATTAGAGAAGTCCGGACAACCGAAACTTGGAAAAAACATCTCGATGGCACTGGCGATGCCATTGGGATTGTTCCGATCAATGAAGACAACAAGTGTGTCTTCGGTGCGATTGATGTAGATACCTATCCGTTAGATCTTACAACTCTTGTGACTAAAATACGAAAGCTCAACTTACCCTTAGTGGTATGTCGTAGCAAGTCAGGCGGGGCACATTGTTATCTTTTTACGTCCGATTGGATTGACGCTAAAAATATGCAAGGTGTTTTGAATATGGTTGCGGCGGCATTGGGCTACAACGGGTCTGAAATTTTCCCAAAGCAAATTTCTCTGCAACTTGATCGCGGAGATGTGGGAAATTTTATAAATCTTCCAATGTACGATGCTGAAAAGGGGTTGCGTTACGCAATTCACGATGACGGTTCTGCCGCAACACTTCAAGAGTTCTTTGAAATGTACGATCAATTTGTACAGACACCAGAGCAAGTCTCTGCTTTACAAATTGAGGAAAAACCCGATTCCCCTGTTCCTGATGGCCCTCCATGTTTACAAACACTTTGCGCTCAAAGAATTAGCGAGGGTGGAAGAAACAACGGGTTATTTAACGTAGGGGTCTATCTTCGCAAAGCTTTTCCTGATAATTGGAAAAGTGAAATATTAGCGTACAACATGAATTATTTTGATCCTCCCTTGCCGCTTGATGAAGTTAATTTAGTGGCTAAACAGTTGGAAAAAAAAGATTATGCCTATCGGTGCAAAGACGCTCCGATAAATGCTTACTGTAATGCGGAAGTGTGTAAAACAAGGAAATTTGGCATAGGGGCCGCATTAAGTGGGGCAGTTATGGCTAATTTAAGAAAATACAACTCTACGCCTCCTGTTTGGTTTATCGACATTAATTCATTGCCCGTGGAACTCGAAACAGATGCTTTAATGTCGCAACCTACGTTTCAAAGATCATGTATTGAACAAATTAATTTTATGCCAAAAACGTTGGCTAGACTTTCGTGGGAAGGAAAGATTAACGGTTTACTTGAAGAGATGTTGACTTCCGATGGAAGTATCATTGAGGTTTCTCAAGACGCTTCGGTAACTGGGCAGTTTTACGATCATTTGGAGGATTTTTGTTGCGGCAAGCAACAAGCAACGGAACGGGAAGAAATATTGTTACGAAGACCATTTACAAGTGAAGAAGAAAATAAAACTTATTTTCGTTTAAAAGATTTTGACAGTCATTTAAAGAAGCATAAATTTTTTGAATTTAAGTCGCATAAAATTGCTCAACGGTTGCGAGACATAAACGGGGCAGCCACTTCTATAAAAATAAAAGGAAAATCCGTAAGAGTTTGGTGGGTACCAAGTTATACCTCGCCTCCAGAAATTTCTTCACCCAAACTTTCCGAAGAAAAACCATTTTGAAGGCTCATCAAAGACTTGTTCGAGAAAAGGTGGCCGCTCAAAATGATGACCTTTTTGGTAATTGGTGGTCGGACATTGATACCAATATAAAAAAAGCAGAAGTAAAAGAGGTCACTCATCAACAAGCTAAAAAGATTATTGAAAAATACGAGTGGTTAGGTTGTCTTGCTGCCATTAATTGGCATTACTATGGCATTTTCTTTGACGGAATTTGTGGAGGTGTAGTGGTATATGGCGTCGAGTACATTGAAAATTTAGGCCGATGGGACAAATACGACTATACAGGGAAAATTATTCTTTTAAATAGGGGTGCTTGTGTTCATTGGGCACATCCGCACAGCGCAAGCAAATTAATCTCTGCTTCTATAAAATTGTTACCAGAAAAATATAAAGTTGTTACTTGTACGGTTGATGACCTTGCAGGGGAAATCGGCACGATATATCAGGCTTGTAACTTTACATATGTTGGCTCGATGCGAGAAGCTAATCCTAATATTAATAGTCGGGATGGTGATCGGGATGGTTGGCTAGTTAATGGCAAGATGTATGGCTCACGGGCCATGCGGCAAAAATTTGGAACTACTGAGTTGTCTAAAATTAAGAAAGTCTTTCCTAATGTTAAAAAAGTAAAACAAAACAGTAAAGGGAGATATTTCTTTTTTCGAGGCACTCGGTCTGAGAAAAAATATTATTTGAGTAAAATAAATCATTTGATAAAGGAGTATCCAAAACGTGTTTAGGATATTTGGTCCGCCTGGTACAGGAAAAACCACAACTCTTTTAAACATGGTAGATGAAGCTTTGGCGGAGGGCATTGCCCCTCAAAAAATTGCATTCCTAGCGTTTACACGCAAGGCCGCTAACGAAGCACGAGATCGTGCAGTAACTCGTTTTCATTTAGACGCTAAAAATGATTTAACTTACTTTAGGACTTTGCATTCCCTTGCTTATCGGTTGTTAGGGGTGCGAGAAACTAAATTAATGAGAAAAGAAAACTATTTAGAGTTACATAGTCTGACAGGTTATTTGTTAAGTGGAACTTCAACCGTTGGGGAAGATGATGACATTACTCAAAGTAAGGCGGAACACCCTATTCTTTCTATTATTAATTTGTCACGGCTCAAGTGTCAAAGTTTGCGGGAAACTTACGATCAAAGCGATATAGACTTTACGTGGGTAGAAGTAAATTACGTGGCTCAATCTTATAAAGATTATAAAGAGAGGGATGAACTTTTAGATTTTACCGATCTTTTAGAGTTGTTCTTAAAGCAAATACCTATTATTTGTCCTGATTTTGATCTGTGTTTTTTAGACGAAGCCCAAGATTTATCCCCACTTCAGTGGAAAATTGCTCATGCTTTAGATAAGAAAAGTAAAAAGTTTTATGTTGCCGGAGACGATGATCAAGCTATTTATCGTTGGAATGGGGCAGAAGTTTCTATGTTTATTAATTTAGAAGGCGGGTCAGAGGTGCTGTCGCAATCTTATCGCATTCCGCGCCAAGTACATGCTTTGGCGGAACGAGTCGCAGATCGCATTGAGAATAGGTTTCCGAAAACTTATTTACCGAAGAACGAAGAAGGTAGTGTTGAATATATAAACAGTATTGATCAAGTTGACATGGCGAAAGGTCAGTGGTTGGTCATGGCTCAAGCTAACTACATGCTTTCTCCTGTGGTTGAGGAGCTAAAACGCATGGGTTATTTATTTGAGCGCAATGGTTTTCGTAGTATTTCTGAAAAAGTTTCTGCCGCCGTTAATGGTTGGGAGCAGTTACGAGCAGGGAAAGCAGTAGCGGGGGAAGTAGCAAAATCAATATATAGTTATCTTTTTGGTAACGGTTTGCAAGTCGCTCGCGGAAAAAAGAATTTAAGTTTTTCAGAAGACGAGGTTGTGACGCTAAAAACCCTGCAACAAGATCATGGGTTGTTAATTGGCGAAGATTTAATTTGGCATCAAGCTTTAGAAAGACTTCCGGACGCCGATAAAGTTTACATTACTGCAATTCTAAAATCGGGGGAAAAATTTAATGCTATTCCTCGTATTAAATTATCCACGATCCACGGAACAAAGGGCGGAGAATCTGAAAACGTGGTTTTATTCACTGATCTTTCCCCCGCCGCTTCAAAAAGCACTGATCAAAATGATTTGCATCGCGTTTTTTATGTTGGCATAACCCGCACTCTTCATAATTTATTTGTTGTAGACGCTACGTCTTACGATAGGAGTTATTTACTATGAAGGTTTTAAAAAAACAAGTTGGAGGCAGTCATTACACAAATATGGCAATTCAACCTGTGGAATACATTGTAAAAAATGATATCCCGTATAGAGAAGCAAATATTATAAAATACGCTTCTCGACATAAATTAAAAAATGGTGCGGAAGATATAAAAAAAGTTATTCATTATGCAGAAATGATCTTAGAAGATTATGAGAAACAAAAATGACAAATTCTATGCAGTTCCCTATGTTTAAACCGGCTACCGAATGGACACCTCCTTCGGAACTACCTGATTTAACCGCAGCAAAAGAGATAGCGATTGATCTTGAGACGCGAGATCCAGATTTAAAAGAGCGTGGTGCCGGATGGCCCACTAAAAATGGAGAGATTATTGGGTACGCGATAGCAACAAGCGATTGGTCTGGGTATTTGCCCATAGCTCATGCGGGAGGAGGGAATTTAGACAAGCGAATAGTTAATAATTGGATGAAAGATTTGCTTGCCTGTCCTGCCGACAAAATTGCTCATAACGCAAGTTATGATCTTGGTTGGCTTCGCTCGGCGGGCTTTGAGGTTAACGGAAGAATTATTGACACGATGCTAACGGGAAGTTTGCTCGATGAAAATAGGTTTTCGTACAGTTTAAACGCACTAGGATACGACTATCTTGGACAAGTTAAGTCCGAGAAGGGGTTGGTAGAAGCGAGTACCGCTTTTGGAATTGATAGTAAAAGCCAAATGCACTTAATGCCCGCGATTTATGTAGGCGAATATGCAACCAAAGATGCGACCCTATGCTTAGACCTGTGGCATCATTTTAAAGGTCTATTAAGTACCGAAGACCTTTGGGAAGTCTGGGATATGGAGATGGCACTATTGCCTAATCTTGTTGAAATGACTTTGCGCGGTATTCGCGTAGATGTAGATCAGGCCGAAAAAACTAAACAAGCGATTATAAAACGCGAAAAAACAATTAATAAGCGCATTAAAGAAATTGCAGGTAGTTCTGTGGAAATTTGGGCGGCGGACTCTATTGCAAAAGCCTTTGATAAAGCCGGATTAGAATATCCAAAAACAGCGACTGGTCGGCCTTCCTTTACTAAAAATTTTTTAGCGGATCATCCTACCGAACTGGCTAAATCTATTGTTATGTCTCGTAATTTAAATAAAATGCAGACCACTTTTATTGATTCTATATTGAAATATGTCAAAAATGGCAGGGTTCACGGGCATATCAACCAACTGCGCGGGCCTGACGGAGGGACTGTCTCTGGCAGAATTTCAATGAATAATCCTTCTTTGCAGACCATACCTTCTCGTGATCCCGAACTTGGCCCAATGATGCGGCGGTTGTTCTTACCCGAGGAGTTTAAACAGTGGGGGGCTATTGATTTTAGTCAGCAGGAACCAAGAGTGCTTGTCCATTACGCCGACGCCTACGGAAAATCTCGCAATACCCCGCTCCAAGGGGTGGAGGAATTTGTTGACGGCTACAACAACGACCCCAATATGGATTTTCATTCGCTCGTGGCGGAGATGACGCAATTGCCCCGTAAGACAGCAAAAGTGTGTAATTTGGCTTTAATGTACGGAATGGGTGTCAATAAATTGTCTGATCAGTTAGATATTTCTGTTGACGAGGCAAAAAACCTAATGAAGCAGTACAACGAGCGCGTCCCTTTTGTAAAGCAGTTGATGCAAGGGGTCACCAAGCATTTAGAAAGCAATCGCTCCAATGGCTCGATACGCAGCCTAAAGGGGCGTAAGTGCCGCTTTGACAAGTGGGAACCCGCAAGCTTTGGCACCCACAAGGCTATGTCTCGTGATGAAGCTATCGCGGCTCACGGGGAAACTACGCGATTAAAACGAAGTGGGGTTTACAAAAGTTTAAACAGGCTCATTCAGTCTTCAGCGGCGGATATGACTAAACAGGCAATGGTCGATTGTTGCAAAGCCGGTTATTTGCCTATGCTGCAAGTCCATGACGAACTGGCTTTTTCGGTGAAGGATGCCGAAGAAGCTAAAGCTATCCGGAAAATTATGGAGGATGCTTTGCCCTTGTGTGTCCCCAATCAATGCGACATTGATTTAGGGCCTAATTGGGGCGATGCGGTGGAAATTTAATAAAAAGTCTTATATACTCTTATTTTTTGGGGGATAAATTTGATGGATACAACAAAATGGCGTCAGGTTCTTGTGCCAATAGACGTTTACCATCGGCTTGTCACGATGGCCCATATTGAGGAACGAACAATAAGCGGGCAAGTGCGCGTCATTTTTAACCAGTGGGTAGACACTAATTTAAGTAAGGCGGATCGAAAATTTTTAGAAGAAGAAACCGAAATTATTGTTGAAAAAGAAAAAAAACGTAGATCAGAATTGTGAAAATAACGCTTGAAATTTCGGAAGATGAGGCCGAAGAAGTTTTTTTATTATTGCAAGAAATTAAAGAATTGTTAGAACATTTTAAACAAATTAATGAATCTCAAAAGTAGTTTTTGAATTAAAAACGTCTTCGCTTAACGTCACTTCGCCATAACAATCGTCACAAAACAACAAAATTTCTTTATCTAAATCAATGCGTTTAAGAACTTCTTCACTAAAAACCGAAGTGAAACACGGTTCACGGCATCTTATGCAAAAAAAATGTTTATCAATGCTTGACATGAGGTATAAGATTTTATAAGATCATGGTTCATTCACTAAAAAGAGGTATGAACTATGACAACAACCTATTCCCTCCCTGATTTTGAACCTTCTGTTTCTACGGTTATCGAAATTACTTCTTCTCAAGTTTACGGGACTCTCATTGAACTTGACAGAGAATTAATTGGCGGCGAAGACTACCTTGGTCTGGCTAAGTGGTGGTCGTCCGGTAGAGACGATTATTACCACATTCTTAAAAATGTTAGTTCGTTTAAACGCAAGAGAATTCACGACGTACTGGTCCATAATAAAATACCCTTGGCGCAACCTGATAGAGATTTTGGTGAGCAAGAACTTGCTTCCGAAATTTATCGAAGATACTTATGATTCGATTCATTTTTGCTTTTTTTGCCACAATGCTCACTTGGTTAGTTTATTTGGTGGGTGTAATTGTAATTTTAACATGGATTTTTTAGGAGAACGACAATGACTGAAGAACAGATGATGAGTAACGCGTGGTGGGTATGTGAAAGTTGTAGCAACGAATGGTCAGCAATGTTAGGTGATAACGAAGTTCCAGAACGCTGTGAATGTGGCGGCAAAATCAAGGAGAACGATGATGACCATTCAAGAACTAATTAACAGACCTGACCACAGCCATGAAATTCATACGCTTCAACACATGGTTAAAATATTGGAAAGACATACAGAAAATGAAGAAGCCTTTACTTCTAACCAAAAACAGTTTGTGTACGCAATATCTCGATGGTTTCAAACCAGACCGACTCCATGCAATGGGTATGATTTTAAAACGAAATGTGGACGACCAACTGTATCGAGCAACGGTAGCCACCCTACTTCTAGTGACGTATGCGAAGAGTGTCGAAACAAGCACTGGGAAAAGAATCCTCCTGTGCTATCGAAGGTAGAGCAACGCATCATTGACAAGGTAGAAAGCTTGTATCAAGAAATATTAGCCCGTCAATCTTTAACGCATAAAGATGTGAGGGACTTTTATAGTAGATTAAGGACTTGCACTAAGAAAGCAATCGAGAAAGATCACATGGTTTTTTATCTAACCAAGCTTGGCGGTAAGTATGATTCAGACTGTGACGCTTTGGTACAAAAAATAAACAAGGAGATTGAATATGATTGATTTTACCGAAGAAGAACTAGAAATTATTACATCTCTAGCATTTAACGCGGCAATGGATTGCGACTCTGATCTTGGCGGGAAATATTCTGAAAACTTGTCGGAAACTTCGCGGGAAGTTTTGCAAGTACATAGTGAGCGTTTGTTAGGAATTGGTAAAAAACTCGCCGGAGTAAACAAAAATGAAGCTTTGTGACGATGATTTGCAACGTTTGGCCGTGGTTGTCCACGCTTCTCAACAAGATCTCGAAGAGGATCTTTCCGAAATTAAAACTTCCCGAATCGGTACCGCCGCTTTAGATTTTGAACTTCACGAAATGTGTAATCTTTTAAAAATCATTCATAAAGAAATTGATAGGAGAAATAAAAATGGCTTATCTTAATGAACCTAAAACTTTTGCGGCTATGGCACAATATGCACATGTTTTAAATTCTAAAAAAGAACTTGGCCCAACCAATTTGTACACAAAAAAACCTTTAAAAATTGCTCTTACTACAACTGACGGTAAGGAACACCTTGATTTTGTTACGTTTTTTTTAATCAATCAAATAAATTCGTTAGAGTCAAGGTACCCTAATTCTGGTTTAGCGGGGGGATTTTTACAAAATGGCAACGAGGAAAAAATGGGATGGGATACCGTAAAAACTTTTACCAAAAAGATAACTAAGGTAATTCAACATCACCCTTATTTTCGAGATTACGCATCTTTGGGCGATAGGGTACCGATATTAAACGCAAACATCTTCATGCGGTACGAGGAAAATACGATGTCTCTTCCTAATTATCACGAATCGGATATTTGTTTTGTTTTAAATTGGATAAAAAACGATATATTAATTGATCTATATTCCCGTGATCAAAAACGTTTGCAAGGAAAATGGAGCAACTAATGAAAATAAAGCTAGAAATTAAAGTTGCTAACAACGGGCTTATGCACCTTTATCCAATAGATGAAAAAGGCCGTACTTTAACCAAAATTACTAAAACAAAGACCCTGACCCCCGAAACAATTAAGCTGTTTAAACAACTTGGATTTACTTTTTTAATTGGAGAAACAATATTATGAATAATGACAGAGATCCGGTAGTTCTCGATGAAATAAAGCACGATTTACAGCAAAACTATTCAACACAAAGCATAGAAATTGATCCTGACGCGCAGTACGAAGAAAAACGTGATAAAGAACTTGCAGATGACAGAAAAGCTGTATGTGGCATTATGGCAGAATTGGGGCAACGCCCGATCAATGGTATCATCAAAGACATTATGAAATTAATTGACAACGCGAGGAAATTTGGATGAAAAATCTAAAAAACGCGGCACTTTTATGCAAACAAGCTTACAAGTCTGGCATTCCTAAGACGTTAAAAATTGAAAATAAAAAAACTTCGATGGTCGCGTTTTTAAAACGTGAAAAAAATGCTAACTGGCTTGTCTTTCGGGGAACCGATAGCTTAAAAGATTGGGCTTACAATGCCAATTTTTTGCCCGTAAGGGTGCAAGGGTCTTGGATTCATTGCGGTTTTTGGCTTGCTCACCGTAGTATATGGAAAGAAATACGCAAAGAATTAGACCCGCAAAAAAAATTAATTGTTACAGGGCATTCTTTGGGCGGCGCGTTGGCAGAGATTAGTATTTTATACCTTATGAGAAAAGGATTTAAAAATGTGGATCTCATCACTTTTGGCAAACCAAACGTTTTTGCTAAATGGCAAAGGGGAAAACAAGCACGTTTAAACGGTGAAGGGTTCAAGGTGCAACTTTCAGTTGTTAACGGGTCGGATGTGGTGGCTCGTATTCCTCGTATAGGCTATCGTGCCGCACTTAATCAAACGCAATTATGGTTTGCAGAAAATGAGGATTTTGTGGATCCTACGCCGGAGATGAAAAAAGACCAGTGGGAAATGTTTTCATCCGTCAGCAGTCACGACATGAGTAAATATTGCGAAAGAGTAGATGATTTTTTAGAAAGTGGATTTTTAGTCGCAACGCTAACCTCTAGTTTGCGTGAATGAGCAAGTTTTGGCCCTTCTTGTGCGACGCAATAGGGCCTTTATGTATATATGTACGATTGAAAATAAAAAAAGTTTTTTTTGTACGGATGGGGAAACTGGTGCAACTGGTGCAACCTTCACGGATCACGGGGCTTTGACGGGGTACACTAGGTTGCACGGGGTACACGGTAGAAAATGCGTTAAGGGGTCATTCCTTTTTATTTTTTTATTTTTTTATTTCTTCCCCTATATACAATAGGGTTTTTTTTGATAAACTCTTTTTTCATGAAAAGCCGCTACACAATGCCGCTCGAAGAGCGCAGAAAAAGAAACGCTCCCACTAAGCCGAGAAAGCTTGTTCCCCCTGAAAACCTTCCTTTAACGGGTAAGCAATCCCGTTTTGTAAAGGAGTACGTTATGTCGGACGGCATGTCTTCGCAGACAGAATGCGCTATTTCCGCAGGTTTTGGGGCAAAACATGCCACCGCTACCGCCTCCAAACTGATACGCCTTCCCCATGTGGCAAAGGCCATTGCCATCGCTACGCGAGAACGTGACGAAAAATACGGGATTAAATATGAAAGGCATTTAAGAACCTTGGCTGAAATTAGAGATAAAGCGTTAGCTGACGAATCTTACGCGGCGGCAATTAATGCCGAGTATAGACGCGGGCAAGTGGGCGGCTTGTATATAAATAGAACAGAGGTCCGTCATGGGTCGATTGACTCAATGTCAAAAGAGGACGTTTTGAGGGCTTTGAATGAAATTCGAGGAACTATTATCGACGGGCATTCCGAAGAAATCCACGATTCGGAAAAAATCGGAAGCAAACTTCTGGAAGTCAATAAAAAGCCAATCGAAGAAACAACTCCCCCGTTATAGATTTACCCGTTTGGAGTCGTGGGCCTCGTTAGGGGTTCCGGATGTCCTCGTATGTGATGATGAAGGTTCGTTTCACCTTGTAGAACTAAAATCAATAACCGGCTATGCCTCTACCCTGTCGGCGCATCAGATTAGTTTTTTTTCAAGTCACGCCGAAGCTAATGCGTGGATATGGATATATAAAACAGGACGTTTAAACGCTCCGCAAATTTTTATTTACCACGCAAGCCAAATAATGGAACTAGTAAAAAAAGGCGTAAAGGCGGAACCGTTTGGAGTTTGGAAGGAAACGGGGATTGACTGGGGGGAAGTTTGGGATAAAATTAAAGCCCGCCGAAACGGGCTATAATTTATATTTTTTTAAGTTTGCGGGCATGTTCCAACGCTAACGTTTTTAAAATTTGAGAAATACTAGTACGTTGTTCCTCTGCAATTTCTTGCAAAGCTTTTTTCAGTTGAGAATCTATTCTAATTCCGATTTGCTTGTCATTGTTCACATCAATTTTTCCTTTTTTAATAAATTTTCGTATTTGTCGGCAATTCTTGCCATTTCTTGCAATTCTTTGCTTACTAAAGAATCTGGTTTTTTGTCGTCATATAGTGCTAAAAGTGCGGGCAAAACGTGAATCCACGAAGTAATTTCTGGTTTTTTTGTCATTATAAAGCCCTTAAATTAAAAACATTAAAACGGTAAACAACCAAAAAAATACCGCTAACGAGACGGCACCTCCCACAAATGCGGCAATTTTTAAATATAGAACCCACCCCGTTGTTTTGTCATACCATTTGTAGATATTTTCGGGATCGTGAATATTTAATTTATTTTTAAAATCTTTCATTACCATAATAATTCCCCTTATAAACGTTTAAACAAGTTAAATGAAAAGTGGTTTAATTGTCATTGCCACCATGTAAATTAAGACAATGGCGGCGGATATCGCTGCAACGTAAAACCCACCCTCTAAAATAGAATCTGTAAAAACTTCCATTCGTCGGGCTCTTAATTGTTTTTGTCGCCTCTGTTCCCTTCGCAAAGTTCTCATAATTTAAACCCTCCCTTTGTTGTTTCTAGGTGGTAATATTTTGCTTCCGGTGCATGTCCTTAAATGGCTATATTGTGTCCCTGAAATAGCTACCGCCCCGCCCTTAATTAAATGACTCCAAGCACTTTCAGGCATTTGTACTCCATGCCCCTTTCCGATATTTACCTGTAAAAAATCGCGCTCGATTTGGGCTCTAGCGGCTTCTGTTCCCTGAATAACTTTAGTAACTTGTTGTGTACTTCCGTTGACATTAATTAACATTTTGACGTCCTCTATTGAATGAATGCCCCCGTAAGGGGGCCATAAATTACCCCGCTACAATTCGATAGTATTCTTCCATTTTGCTTTCAGATTCTGGGGTATAACTATAATCAGAAATAACTTCTTCGGTGACTTCGGCGTTACCCCATAAAAACAAAAAAGAACCTAAGCGATCAATTTGCAAAGTGTTTTCATCAGATGCGCCCATTTCGTCGAGGATTTCGTTTTTATTGGTACAACCGTGTTTTAAAATGTCTTCTTCGTCAAACACATTAATTTTATGACCGTCTGATAAAATTTTAATTATCATTCTTTCGATAGCGTCGGCGGCTTCAATGGGTATAGCTTTATGAAGCTCAGTTCTGTTTTTAAGATAATATTGAGCATCTGGCGCGGTAGTCACCACGACGTTTTTATTGGGTAATACCCCTACGCCTGTTATTTTAAGCTCTGGAAAATGCTTATTAATAAGTGCTTGCGCGGCGTCTCTATCGGGATATGGGCTTGTGTGATCGTAAGGAACTTTGAGAGAAACTCTATTTTCCCCGTCCCCCGCCGTGGCTTTAAGGTAAGAGTTTGTTTTGTCAGTCATTGAAAAATATTTAACTTCGATTGCATAAGCCATGATAATTACCTCTTTTTATTGAATGAATGTACATAGTATATTAAATGCAAAACAATGTAAAACTTTATTACTCGCTAAATTCAAATATATTTTCATTAATCCAATCAGTTGCACACTCAACGGCGGCACTTTCCGATTCTATCCTGTAACAAGTGAAGCAATATTCGTCTATCCATTCCCCACTAATAAATATTTGAATATTAAAAGTCGCGCTTTCGTTCCACTTGACGCGGATATTTTCCCCTTGTAGTTCTAAGTTAAAAAATTTCATTTCGTACCTCTTTTTTAATATGCCCCCTTGCGGGGGCGTTTAAACGTTTATATTAAATCTTCGGAAGCTTGCATAAAGTCATATGCACATTGTTGCTCTTCTTCTAAAGTTGTTTGTCTAACCCTTACAACTCTACCAATTGCGGACAAAGCCGAATAAGTGGCGCAATTTTGCCCCCTGTGGTTGTCGGAAAGCCAGAACCACGCCCCGATAAAAAAGTCACACATGGTAAAATCTTCGTCTATTGCTTCATCCATCCAAAGAAAATCGTCGTTTGTATCCTCCATGATAGAATTCGACAAACCTTGTATTTGATCCATCGCCAGCCAGAATTCCCCGTTGTTTAAAGAAGATAAAAGGCTTTCGTATTTTTGCTGAATAGGTGACATAATTTTTACACTCCGTATTTTTTTAGATATGCCCCCTTGCGGGGGCGTTTAAACGTTTATTAAAGCGTTGTGTCTAGATCGCCTTCGCACACTTGGCATATGTGCGAGTTCATAGCTTCAACATTCTTTTTGCTGGTTCTAAAAGACCACGTACAAACCGTGCATGATACTTTTATCATTCTCGTGGATTGTTTTTTCCGGCCGGATAAGTCGAGCTTTGCATGCGGGTATTCGCCTATTCTTTTTACAATTTTCTTTAGTGTTACTAGCAATTCTTCGCCCGCAATTGTTGCGGTCATTTTGCCGGTAAGTCCGATAGATAAAGCCAACTTCCGGAAGGCGGGGCCGTGGCCTGATTCGTTCCCATCTATTGCGTGGCAAAATTCATGGCAAAGAACGTCTAAGACTCTCTCACTTTCACATAGTTCCGGCGATAAAAAGATTTCTATTTTTTGATCCGCCGATGATGTGGCGGGAAAGCACACTCCTAATGTTTGATTTTTTGCGCCCGCTTTACGATTTGATAAAGCCCCGCAACCGATACGTATATTTTCGGGTATTGTTAAACCGGCGGGTCCGAAGACTTCTTCTTGTAACATAGGCAAAGCCGCCAGTATCCAATCTTCTCTGTTTAATATAGCCATGTGTAGTACTCTTTTTAATGAATGAGATATAACTTTACTACCTTGTTTAAACAATGTCAAACAATGTGCAACAAATAAATTAAATAAATTAATCGACTATATAGGGTCGAGGTAAACTCGACTTGTTTCTTAATACTTATATGTATGTAACAAGTACCCCACCCCCACCCCCCTTGCTTTTTTCCGTGGACCGTGGACCGTGAACCGTGGTTCACTAAGCAAGTGACACTAAGCAAGGCCCGTGGCCCGTGAACCGTTGCGCGTCTCGCATGGGTCACGGCGCGTTTAAACGTCCCTAGTATCTTTTTAGCGGGACTCCGGCAATAGAGGCTAAATCTAATGAAATCAATGACTTAGCGCACGATCCACGAATCAGGGGGTTTCCCGTCACCGGAGGGGGCTTGGGCCATGTTTCTCTCAAACAAATCTTGTTAAAATGTTATTAAAATCTTTTTCTTTTACTATGATATAGTCTTATATATGAGCGTGATTACAGAGACAGACGAAAAGATAATGAAGCTGGAACTTAGGCTGGCCCAGCTTGAACGCCTTGAGGCGTGTAACGATAACTTTATAGAATTCGTAAAAGCCATGTGGCCTGAGTTTATCACCGGCAAGCATCATCAGATTATTGCGGATAAGCTTGAACGTGTAGCCAGTGGCGATTTAAAGCGTTTAATAATAAATATGCCGCCTCGGCACACGAAATCAGAGTTTGCTAGTTATCTGTTTCCTGCGTGGATGATTGGTAAGAATCCTTCAATGAAAATCATACAAGCCACACACACCACGGAGCTTGCGGTGGGCTTTGGTCGTAAGGTCAAGAACCTTTTGGACAGGGAAGAATATCGTGAAATTTTTGAAGACACGGAACTTGCTGTTGATTCAAAGGCTTCTGGGCGATGGGATACGTCTCGCGGCGGAATGTACTATGCCGTTGGCGTAGGTTCTAACTTGGCGGGTCGTGGTGGTGATTTAATTATTATTGATGATCCTCATTCTGAGCAGACGGCGATGTCGAATAATGGTTTTGATGACGCATGGGATTGGTATACGGGAGGTCCCCGACAACGGTTACAGCCTAACGGGGCAATAGTTTTGGTAATGACACGTTGGTCAGACAAGGATCTGACGGGGCAGTTGATGCGTTCACAGGCTAAAGAGAATAGAGCGGATCAGTGGGAAGTGGTGGAGCTACCTGCGATTATGCCTAGCGGAAAGTCTTGTTGGCCTGAATATTGGCCGCTTGTAGATCTTGAAGCAGTAAAAGCCTCAATTCCTGTTAGCAAGTGGAATGCTCAGTATCAGCAGAATCCGACGGGTGATGAGACGTCTATTTTAAAGCGGGAGTGGTGGAATCTTTGGGAAAAAGAAACGGTTCCTGCACTAGAGTATGTTATTCAAAGTTATGATACGGCGTTTAGTAAAAGAGAAACGGCGGACTACAGTGCGATTACAACGTGGGGTGTGTTCTTTCCAAACGAGTCAGGGACCCCTAATCTGATACTTTTGGACTCAGTTAAAGGGCGATGGGACTTTCCTGAATTAAAAGCAAAGGCGTATGAGCTTTATAAGTTCTGGGACCCCGAAACAGTAATTATTGAAGCAAAGGCGACAGGTACCCCTTTAACGCATGAATTAAGAAACATGGGAATTCCTGTGGTAAACTTTACGCCTTCTAGGGGTAATGATAAAGTATCGCGTGTACACAGTGTAGCTCCGTTATTTGAAAGCGGTATGATATGGGCCCCCGATGAAACATGGGCCGAAGAGCTTATAGAAGAGTGTGCAGCCTTTCCAAATGGGGAGTATGACGACTTGGTAGATAGCACGACACAAGCGTTGATGCGGTATCGGCAGGGCAACTTTGTCCAGTTGCCGTCGGATGATTGGGAAGATCCTGAACCACAACAGATCCAGTATTACGGCTGAATACTATGCGACTAAATAAATTCTTTGCACTAAACACTCATTACAACAGGCAGGAAGACGAAGAAGACGCTCTTGCGGGTAGTGGCGGTAGTTCT